CTGTGTAGCACGAACCAATGATGAACGCGCACGTGAACGGGATGCATTACCGGCGCCAACAAGGGCGCTGCTCTGATTAACGCGTTCGTGGAGTGCTGTACAGAGTCGCCAGGGAGAACCTCCGTTAAACCAATGGGAACGAGCTCGCCCATATCACAAGAAAGAAGCTTATAATTCGACAGTGAAAATTTTGCGCGTTTCATAGGTGACCCTTCTTTTTTACCTTTGCTTCCATTTGCCGTCTTCTGCCTTCTCCAACGTCGATTACCGTCTGTTTAAACGCGAATTGACGATGACCCCGTGGCGCAATAGTTTTTGCATAATCCCGCAGAGGACGCAATTCTTCTTCCATTTTTTCAAGTACCGTTTCCGGTGTCTTCTCATCCCTCCCTATCCTTGTACGAAGCTTGCGCCGCAAATAACGGCCGAGTGGCCATTTCTGCATTCCGTGTTGAAGAGATGTCGGCACGTCTTCGCCATCAAAATCATGTTCCAATAGCGTTGATGCAACCTCATCCATCATCCCAAGCCCGATACCGGGCTTCAGACTCATGCGCGCGAACTCGGGATATCGCCCGTTAAGTCGCTCATCATCTTTTTGTGTGAGTTTTTTTGTGACGTATCCAGCAATGTACCCTGCTGACTGAAGTGTAAGAGTCCCAAGGTATATTTGACCTCTACCCCACATTCGGGACACCAAGTCACAACGGTCACAACAGGGCCGCCCTCGTCGATCGGTACGAGTAATTCCTCGTCCGCAGCTTTCAAATCCAAACAGCGCAATATGATAATGTGGTCTTTCTGTCTCATCTCCATATTCTCCAACCGCGAAATAACGGAATTTTCCATGATGCCGAAGCCTTTTAAAAAAGTCCGACAAATGTTTTGGATCGAGGGTCTTCCCCTCGGGTAAATGTTCGTCGTTGTAAGTAAGCGTGACGAACGCATTATTTTTATGGAGCGCTGCCTCTAACATAATCCTGTGCGCCCAAATCCGCCGCCTATTAACGCGGCAGGGCACGCATTGACCGCAGCCAAATGCGTGCCCCCGAATAACGTATGGGTTCTTACAGTGCACCCTTACATCCTCAAGCCAATTCGCATCGGACGAAGAGAACGACGGCGCCGGTAGTTTGTGCGACGGCGCCTGCGTCTACGGCGATAAGCCATTAGCTACCTCCATATATCGAGCGGATACCGTCCCAGATCGGGATGCGCTCTTGCTGATATTCTCCCATCATGGGGTTGAAGTACCACTGCCGGCCTTTTTCAAGTGGGACCCCTGGTGGTGGTTGATAATAATCCGAGTAAATCATGGGCGCTACACGATTTCTAATCTCCCACGAAATCTCTGAAAAAAACTGATCTTCGATACGCTGTTTAACATCATTGGACGGGACAATTGCCCATCCCGTTGGTGTTCTTGCATACCCCAGGTCGTTCACTGCTCCTGGTTCTGCTGATGGGTGCCCAGGTGCCGATGTTGTCGCTTTCATCGGGTTCACATCCATCAAACCGCTTTCGGCCTGCCCTTCGATTCGATATTGGTCACCTGCCGTCGGCATTGGCGGTTGAGTGGATTGACGTACTTTCGCGATCTGCGAAGCGAGCAGCTCATTCTCCAATCCCATCCGGGTAAGCTGGAGCTGCTGCACGGTCGCATTTACAGCTCCGGCACGGGCTGAGCTGGAGCGAGTAGCGTCGATAGCGCGTCCAAGATCCTGTCCAGCGGAAGCAATGCCTGAAAAGTCGGGAACACTGCTGCCAACACTAACAGGGCTGAAACTGACAGTATTTGCCCCCAACGCGTAGAGAGGATGGATACCAGCTTTTCTCGCATCTTCTGTTTTCCATTGGATACCGCTTTGCGCGAATTCCTTTTGCAAAGCGATGTTTTTGTCCGCCATTTCCATTTGCTGTTTGTTCGCTTTCTCGGCGGCTGACTTACCGAGGAGTGAACTGGCGACGCTACCAGCGGCGCCTAACAATGCTCCTAACATGATTTGCTACCTTCTTCCAATTTAACACCTAACATCACTCCAAAAATTCGTTCTGCGCCGTCTCCCTCGGCCGACACCTCTTTTACCCGCAATTCGAAGTGCGTGAAGTACCTGCCGTCTTTGGTTTCGTCGCGCGCAGAGCGCAACTCTATCCGGTACTGCAAATTGGATTCGCAAGCCATTTCGAGACCGATCGTGAACCAGTCGGCCATGCATGCGCTTAACAGCGCCGGGTGGTCGAATACTGAGATCCGGTCTGTATCGTCTTCTGTCGTTAATCGAGCGGACATAATTCAACTCCCGTTGATAGGTGGTTAACGGTGACGCGGGCAATACGAGAGGACTTAGTGAAAGGCGGGGCAACGACGTTAGCGATGAGGTAATGACATCGCGCCCGCCTGACCGATTCCGTGATTTTGCCATTGTTGTATTGCCTGGGCTGTCACCTGACACAGTGCACATCAAGTAGTGCACTGTAGGGATGGGACCTGATCCGGCTCTCAGCGAGGCCCGCTACGCGGTCCAGTGCGCTTCGATCCGGGGTAAAGTGAAGGGGGGGTTCACCAAAGGCTAGCCCCCTTCGCCACCCCCCCTCCTCTTATGAGGGGGGTGGCTCCGGAGGCTAGCTGCCGGGTCGCGTGAAAATAGAGCGGCCTGCGGGCCGCTGAGGAGTGGGAGGGGCCGCCTGGGGCGGCCCCTCCGGCTGCTGCTGCGGCGGGGGAGAAGTCGCCGCCGGAGCGCCTACCGCCTGCCCCTCAACAGACGGGTTCGCGGGATTGGAGCCAGGGATAATCCCATGCTTAGTAAGAACCGCCTCAAGGCGAGCCTCCATAGGATCTTCACGAGACACCATTCCGACACCTTCAAAGACTTCTTCAAAGGGCGAAGTCGGATCAAGATCATCGCCGACGTCGAAGTCGTCGGCCTCTTCGAACGTTTCCATTCCCGCTTGCTCTGCTGCCAAACGAAGCTGCTCGGACACAACCATTCGGCGGATTTGCTCGTGAAGCGATTCTTGTTTCTTGTAACCGAGCGGGGGTTGAAGAGGTGTACCATCGACAATTTCCTTACCCCGTTTTGTGAGTTTCGTTTTTTTTCTGGGCGTCCGCCGTTCAAACTTTTCTGCCTCTACACCCTTTTTGTATTTCGCCTTCTTTTCCGTTTCCATTGTTTTTCTCCGATTAATAGATGAATGACTTGCCTACCTGGGCCACCATACGTCTGGCCTGTATCGAATGCCGGGCCATTACGTAAAGTGTATCCTCCGTGGTTGCGAAATTGCGCTCAGTGGGAACGCATTCCACAAAGTCAGCGTTGAGTGCAGGACTGGTTTCAAAGATTCGGGCCATATGCCAAAAATCTAAGGTATCTCGGAACTCTCCGGCAATGCTGCTTTCGGCCCGGCGATACTCGTCATACCGGTCTTGAAACCCGAACGTCCCTTCGGGACTTGCGTGAGCCGCGTAGACTTCTTTGTTGAGGACTTCCTGCTGTCCGATGAATTGCAGTTCTTTTTGCCAAAAATCCTCTTTGAGCCGCCGGTTGAACGTTCTGGGAAGTCCCTGGGCGTACATTGTCTTAGGTCGGACTGTGAGGACTGTGATGACGTATCCGTGTTCTTCAAAGAACCGGCGATAGCGATTAGTGCGCATCGCAGATATTCCATGCCCGCGCAGCGTTCCGACAGGGTCCGACCCTTCAGCTGTCTGTAGAACTTCAGAGAATTGGATAGTTTCTTTTCCACCTCCCAAATACTCGGGCCTTTGAAGTCTTGCGTCTGAGGATCGGACGCCGAGGTATCTGAGGTATTCGATATATCGTGATCCATACCGTGCCCTTGCTTCTTCATAACGTTGTAGCGCTAGCGCTTCCCTTAGAACATTCACTGTAACTGCGCTTGCCGCACTCAAGTCGGCAAGAGTATGCGGAGTCACGTCCACCATGAGGCTCGACGGCGCCGCGTTTTGAATTGCCGAAGATTGCGCCGTTGAACCGGTACTCATAACCGAGTTAGCCGTAGTACCAGCACCAGTAGAAGCAATACGAGAGATAGAAGCCACACCAGAAGCAGGATCGATAACAAGCGGCGCCGTAGTACCAAGCGGAATAGTAATAGCCGGCCCTTTCTGCTCCCAAGGCCTCGCGCTCGTAAAGTAGTCCTTTTCCCAAGCTGCGTTTTGCAGCGTTTTGCTAGTAGTAGCGTCTGTCCCAGACGCTGTAGAAATAGCCAGCGGAGATACTAAGTCCTGATCCCTATACCACTCATTGAAAATCAGTGCATAAGCCCGGAAGGGCAGCGCACTGACAACCCTGTCACCATCAGGGTTTGGCGGAACGCCAAGATAATCCGACAGAGAACCTACCTGAGTGAAGCTATCAGAAAGTGTCATCGTAGGATAAACAGACGCATCCATACCATCCGAACCACCAGTGATAAAGCTTTCCCAGTCCTCCCACACTAAACGGTGTGGCACAAACCAATGAGAGATAGAAACCGTCACTGGATGCATTACAGGAGCCAATAGAGGTGCAGCGCGAATAAGAGCGTTGGTTGACTGCTGGATACTATCACCAGCTAGCACCTCCGTTAGTCCGATAGGGACTAACTCCCCAAGATCACAAGATAGCAGTTTATAGTTAGATAGAGAGTGCTTCGCCCGTTTCATAGATGTCTACTCCGAGATCTAGATTGATACCGAGATTCGATTTGTATTCGGCGGCCTAACGACTTTTCGAGGACCGCCGTCTTGAGAGGCTTCGAAGCATTGAACGCAGCTTCTCGCAAAGGGTGCATTTCTTGCGCGTACGACGCGAGCGCCTCAGCAGGCGCATTTTTAGACCTCCCCAACAAGTGCCTTAGATGACGACGAAGATAACGACCCAGTGGATACCGTGACATGCCGTGCTGCAGCACGGCCGGAACGTCTACATCTTTTTCATCGAACCCAAGTTCCATAAGGGTAGAGGCTAGATCGTGCATCATCCCCGATCCGATACCCGGTCTGAGAGACATCCGGGCAAATTCCGGACGACGACCCTCCAATCTAGGATCATCGTCCCTAACCATCTTTTTATTTAGGTAGCCCGCCACGTAAGCCATCGAGTGCGGTGTGAGGGTGCCGAGTTCAATCCGACCAAACCCCCACGCAGACGAGATAGTTTCACAAAGGCTGCAACACGCTGGTACATGATGGCGTGTCCTGCCATATACGCACGTTGGAAAGTTGAACAGTGCCAAATGGTAGTGCGGTTGCCCGCTCTGATCGCCATATTCACCAACCCCGAAATATCGCACCTTACCGGACTGCTTGCGGAGCCGCTTGAGAAACAAGGACAGTACCCTTGGCTGTACTGACATGTCCTCTGGGAGACTTTCGGGACGATACGTGAGCGTTGCAAAACAGTTGTCAGCATATTGAGCCGCCTCCAGCATCATTCTATGAGTCCATTCACGCCTCTTTTTTACACGACAGGGGACGCAATGGCCACAGCCATATGCGCCCCCATTGAAAATATATGGTTTGTTGCAGTTCACACACGATACCCTATACGCATTCGACCTACACGACCGCGCCGCCTTCTACCAAAACTCCGGCGGCCGCGACGCATACCGCGAGAGGGACGACGACGACTCCTAAACCTACGCATATTACCTCCTTAGTCTATCCATTAGATATTCCCACTTTTCTGGCCCGCTACCGCGCATATTACCACCGCGCTTCACGTGCACGTATTGACCCATTAACGGGTCATACGTCCAATAATGTCCACTATCAGCCGGGAACGGTGCTGTTCCGTAGGCGTCCATAGACATATAAGGGAGGATTTTGTTTCTGATATTCCACTGCCAGCGACTTAACGCGTCGCTTTCAAACGCTTCTTGCAGTTGTTGAGGGATTTGCGGGGCGAACCCTTCTTTAGTCCGGTACATAGAGACTTCGGGAGAGACACCGAAGCTTTTGTTGCCCGAGCCATACCCCGCTGGTTCTTGCTGCTTTTGTAGCTTAAGTCCCTCTGGTCCTTGAATAACATCGCGGTCCAAGACATGCCCTGCACCGGGCTGGGTAGCGATACTAAGTTTGGAGGCCAGTTCGGCTCGCTTAATTTGATTGTCGATTTGTATTCCGTCGAGCTGGGCTGCCTCGATTTGAGCGGCAATTCCACTAACTTTACCCGTCGTGGTGGCGCCAGGGCGATTGCCTTGACCGTCGATGCCTGCGCCGAGTTGCTTTGCGGCGTCAGAGATACCCATGTCACCTGTAGAAACTGGGCTATAACTATAGGTAGGGGCGCCCATTGCAAATACTTTAGAGATACCAGCTTTTTCAGCATCCGCAGCTTTCCACTGCAGAGAGTTTTGAGCGAATTCTCGCTGCATAGCCATTTGCTTTTTAGCGTTCTGAGCGCCGATAAGACCACCGGCGACCGAACCGATTGCGGAGATGATATTCCCAAGCATTTTACACCCTCAACATTTAACGTCAGACCAAAAGTTACGCTTTCTTCCGCTTCCACTCCCCTTACGTGTGCGGCGAAGCGCATGTAGGACCTCCCGTCGAACTCTGCGACGTAGGCACAATGTAACGAGATCAGGAGTAGCGAAGCCGACTTGATGTCTGAATTCTCTGGATACCTTTCCCATCGGGTTAACAAGAAGCCGCGTAGCGGACCGCACAGCGGCATGGGGTGGAGCCGATCGTCGAGTAGGGTCGTAACGCCTGCGATCGCCTGGGACATCGTACCTCCCGTGATACAATTGAGTTGAGATTATGGGGTCTGCTAGGACCACCTCTGGCGTGATTGTGTTTGGTAGGGCCAACAACGAAGTTAGCGATGAGGCAGTGGCATCCGCGTTGCCCCTACTGGAAGAACCCTTCGCCATCGGTGTCACCTAGCGTAGTGCACTACAAGGAAGTGCACTGGTTGTATGTTTTGGCGTTCCCGCTAACGCGGCATCGCAAGAGCGATTCCCTGCAGGAGGCTAAATTCCGCTCTCCGAGCGGCTCTTCGAGGACCAGCGGAGGGCCGCTGGACCCCCTAGAAAGTAAGAGGGGTCTCACCTAGGGTACCCCCTCCGCCGACCCCCATTTGGGTGAGGGGTCGGCTCCGAGGGTACCAATTACTCAGGTTTGGAAGGGGGTTTTGGTACACCCGGCTGTTCATCATCAGCCGTGCCTTTTTTTGGAGTTGCGTAGAGCTTCAACTGCTCTTCCAGTTCGCGAGCTCGCTTCCTGGTCTCTTTAATGCTGGGGATCATGTCATTTTCCCAGCGGGATTGAGGTTGCGGATCATCCTCGATTTCGAAGTCATCTGCTTCGTCTTCAGTTTCAGGTTCAGTATCGTCGAGGGATTTAAGCTGCCGAACTTGCTGGCGGATTTGTTCAGCGAGGCTAAGTTGCGGGCGGTAACCAAGAGGAGGTTGCATGGGCGTCGGGTTGAGAACTTCGTGTCCGTTCTCATCGAAGCGGTTCCTCTTGTCCGTTGTCTTATATACGTCATCGAGCATGCTGCTCTCCAATGAAAATAGGGGGAGGCTAACGCCTCCCCCTCAATGGCATACTAATTCGGCCGTGTCTAGTAGATAAATGAGGTCCCACTCTGACACACAAGCCGTCGTGCCTGGATACTGTGTCGAGCCAGAATCTGCAGTACGTCCTCACTCGGTACAGCAAAAGGTTCCTCGGTTGGCACACATTTTACGAAGTCCGCGTTAAGCGAAGGGTCACTGGCAAATTGCCTGGCGAAATGCCAGAAATCTAACGTAGTTCTAAACTCACCGGCGATACTAGAAAATTGACGCCGATATTCATCATACCTGTCCTGAAAGCCGAAAGTGCCATCAGGAGAAGAGTGACCAGCGTATACCTCCTTATTCAGAATGGCCTGCTGGCCAATATGCTCTAGCTCTTTTTGCCAGAAGTCTTCCTTCGTCCGCCTATTCCACTGCCGGGCAAGTCCA